GTGGCAGCGGTCAAGGCCCTAGACAATGGGCAGGGCTGGGCGCTGTCCGGTGAAGCCTACAACAAAGCAATGAATCTGAAGTTGGCCGGCCCGATTGGTACTCTGATGAACTACGCCACCGGAGTGACCTCAGGGGACCCCTCGAAGGACCCCAACGTTCAGATGTCCCTTCAACAATTGGTGCAGACTGGCGCGAGAGCTGGGCGGTCAGAGCCCATCCCGCAACTCAAGGCCCTAGTAGATGGCACCCTCCACGCCCTCCCCACGAAAGACGGAAACCCTTCGTCTCAATTTAACACTGCAGCAGCGATGTATGGTGGTCTTCCTGACCAGCTCCGCTCGGCTTACTTTGATGACAAGGCGCAGGCACTCTTTGGTTCCTACAAGAGTCAAGTCGATTCAGGGGTAGACCCCGCAACGGCCTACCAGAACGCCTACCGCTCCGTCTCACCGGAAGCCAAGAAGGCCGCTGAGCTCCGTATGCAGGACCCGAAGTGGAAGGCCGATACCGCCAAGTCTGTGCAGAACATCACGGTGGACTTCGCTAACAAGATTCCGCTCGTGGGCCGCCTCTTCGGTGGCACCCCGCAGAACACCCAAGCCTCCGAGGGCTGGGCATTGGTGCAGGCCAACGCGTACTACCAGCGCAACCCTGATGCCACCCCGGACCAAGCCAAGGCGTACCTGCAGGAGCAGTACAAGTCTACCCATGTGTTCGACTCAACGAACAAGATTGACGTGGAGGTTCCCCCGGGGCGAGCCAGTGACCAGACCGCAGAAGCCCTCGCTGCCTATGTGCAGAAGGCGCAGGCCAAGTACGGGGTCGATGACATGCAGGTCGGCCTAACGAACTATAAGGACGGCAACTACCAACTGGCCCTCTTCAAGAATGGGCAGATGGTGGGCATGGCGAACCCGCAGGTCCCCTTCGATCAAATCATCAAGGACCACGGTTCCACCAAGGCGTTCACCCCGGATGAGCAGGCTGGCATGGCTGCACTCACGGACAAGCTGAACAAGGGCACGGCCACCGCACAGGACCTCACGGATAACGCTGATGTACTCGCCAAGGCCCGAACGCTCAACATGGTCAACGATACGACCCTCGGGAAGATCAAGACGATTCAGAGCAAGGCGTTCGATGGTGCCCTGAGTAATGCCTTCAATCTCCCTGTGGACCCGAAGCTGGGTGGTGGCTGGTTTGGCACCAACACGGCGAACTTCGCGGGCCTCAGCGGTTCCCGCCTCACGGGCAAGGGAAGCACGATTCAGGTTCAACAGGCGGACCAGTTCCTCCAGTCCGGGCAGCTCTCGGCCTCCACCATTGCGATGGGCGAAGGCTTCGTGTCCAAGGCTTACCCCGACCCGAACCCGAAGGCTGGCCTGAACATCGGCTATGGCTACAACCTGAACGCCAACGCGGACACCATCGCGGAAGACTTCAGGCGCGCTGGGATTCCCTCGACCTCCATCGAAGGCATCAAGTCGGGCAAGGTAGAGATTACCCCTGAGCAAGGCGCACGACTCCTCCAGGCAGTGGTCCCCCGCTACGAGCAGCGCGCTAAGGACGCCGTTGAAGCTGCCCACCCTGGGCTGTGGAAGATGGTCTCCGAAGGCCAGAAGGCTGCCCTCGTGGACGTGGCGTACCAAGTAGGTGACGTAGCGCAGTTCAAGAAGGCAATCGGAGCGCTGGCCCGCAAGGACCTCCCAGCATTCCAAGAGGCCCTGAAGGTCACCTATCACGACAAGAACGGGAACCAGCAGGAAGACCAACGCCGTAACAAGTTGCGCAACCTCATGATGAACGGGGTCAGTTCGTGGGGCCAAGGGCTCCAGGAGGCATCCCGTACAGCACAGTAACTAACCAAGGAAGGCGAATGCCTATCACACCGCTTCAGTCCGCTATTCAGGACAACAGTAAACTTGTAGACACTTCGCCCTCTGCGGCACCAGTTACTCAACAGACTGCGCCCCCGGTGGATGCAGTCACCCAAGCTCGCCAGCGTGAAGACGCATCGGCTGGCCTGACGGGTGATGACTACCTCGGGGCTATGTGGCGCCAAGACTCCTGGATTCCCGGGATGATTGACCACTACGCTGGGGCTCAGTTGGCCCCGGATGAACACTACAACCCCTACGAGGAGAGCACGAACAAGGCCCTGACGGATGGCATCTGGCCTGAGTTCCAAGGTCAGTTCGCGCAGGCTACCTCGGCAGGGCAAGCAGCGTGGATGAAGCAGAGCATCCTCCAGAAGCAGAAGGACCTGGGGGACCTCTCCACGCTGGGCACTAAGGGCAACGTTGGGCGCTTCGCTGCGGGCATGGCCTTCGGCATGGTGGACCCCATCAACGTGGCCGCTATGGTTGCCTCAGGGGGCACCTCGATGCTCCTGAAGGCCACCGCTACGGCAGCCCGTACAGCCGAGGGTGTGGCAGTAGCAGCCGAAGCAGCGAGCCGTATGCGCCCTATCGCTTCCGGTTTGGCAACTGCTGGTGGCCTTGGGGCTGCCACTGAGAAGCTCCGTCAGAACTACAACTTCGAAGACGACAACATGGGGGTCCTCACCGCAGGACTCACCAGCATGGCCTTCGCGGCCCCCTTCGTTGGTCTTCATGCACACGAGCAGGCCAAGGTATCCCAGACGGCTATGCAGGAAGCACATGCCATCGAAGCGATGCGCAAGCAGCAGGCTGGAGAGCCGCTGGCACCCCACGAGGAAGCCAACCTGCACGCCTACACCGAGAACCTCCAGAAGGCTATGGATGTAGAGGCAGGCCGTGCTGAGCAAGCCCATGAAGCTCCTGCTGCGGTCCATGCGGCCCCTATCGATGGGGCGGAAGTAGCCCCACGAGAAGCACCGCAGGTGGACGTACCTGAGCACCTGAACGACACCGTTAGCCCGGAGGAACTGGCTAAGACTGCCCCCTACGAGAACACCGCTGACCGCGAAGTGTTCGGCATGGCGGACTCCGTAGGTGCAGCACGGGTGGACCCTAACGAGCGCATTGCCTCCCTTGCGGACCAGCCCACGGCCATGACTCACTTGGGCAAGGTCCCTATCCGCTGGGACTTCTACACCCACTTCAACAAGTCGGACAATCCTGTGTTCCGCTTCCTCGGGAACAAGCTGGTCAAGGACGCCATCGGCAACGATGCCCACGAAGCGCAGGGCTGGACCGCCTCCGAACTCAAGTCGCAGTACCGCAGAACCCTCGAAGGTGGATTCCACTTGGAAGCCCGTAGAGCATTCGATGATGCCGCCAAGGTCCGTGGGATGAACTTCTTCAAGAAGCGCGCTGCTGTGGACCAGTTCTACTCGGACATCTCCCGTGTGGTCCGTGGCGACACCGAAGTCCTCAAGGCGAACCCTGACATTGCCCCGCAGCTTCAACGGGCTGCCAAGGCGCAGACTGACTTCTATGGAGAGATGCACCGCAGGATGGTTGAAGCTGGCGTAGAGGGCGCGGAGAACATCCCCGCTAATGCTCAGTACGTCAACCGGGTGTGGAAGCAGGACAACATTCGGGAAGCGTTCGCCAAGCACAAGGAGCAGATGTATGAGGCCATCGGTCGCGCCATCAAACTCGATGGGGTAACTGGCGAGGCCGCCACGGCCAAGGCCAAGGGGTTCATGGATGCGGTGATGAAGCTTGAGTTCAGCCACGCCATGCAGGACATCCACCTCTACGCCAAGGATATGGTGACCCTCCGGGAGGAGCTCGCCAACTCGGGCTTGAAGGACCACGAGATTAACTCTCTGGTGGACCTGATGTTTGACCGTAGGGGCAGCGGCGAGGGCGATGCTGGACAGGCAGGCCCCCTCAAGTACCGCTTGGCCCTCAATGAGAACCACGCAGAACGCATGGCGGATGGCTCAGTGTTCCGCATCTCGGACCTCTTCGAGAACGACTCACGGCTCCTCGCTGGCCGCTACATGAACTCTATGGGTGGTCACTTGGCCCTCGCTGAGGTCGGTATCAAGTCCCGTGCGCAGTTCATGGCGAAGATGCGGGAGGCTGAGCAGTACCACGGGGAGAATGCCATGACCTCGGGCTCTGGCAAGTACAACCGGGTGAAGCAGATGATGCAGGATGTGTACGACAACATCACTGGCCGCCCTATGTCCACCCAGAGCTTCAACCGTGGGGACCGTGTTCTGGGCGCAATGCGTGCATGGACTCGCTCCGCGATGCTGGGTCAGTTGGGCATTCCCGCAGCACTGGAAATGAAGAACGCTATCGGACTCACCTCGATGCGCGCCTTCACCCAGCACATGCCTACGTTCGGCAAGATCATCCGCAGTATGCAGGCTGGGCACCCCCCGCCAGAGGGACTGGAGGCAGCTATTCATCACCTCACGGGCCACGGGCTGGAGCATGTGTCCGCCTATGCTCGCCAGCATGAAATCACGGACTTCTCCTATGACAAGGGGCTGACCCGCTTCGAGAACTTCTCAGGCAAGCTCTCGCACGCTGTGGACCACCTTTCGGGGAACTCCTCGGCAACTGCAGCCACCCGGATGATGTCCGCCCGGATGGCTATCCAGAAGCACATCGACTTCGCTATGGGCAAGACGGAGATGACCGCGAAGCAGCGGGAGCGCATGACCCACAACGGGGTAGGCACGGATGACCAACCGGATGTCCACGCAGCCCTGAAGAAGTACACGGAGATGGATGGCAACAAGGTAGACAACGTGGACTATGAGAAGTGGAGTCGTGAGGCCCCCGAGACTTACAGCAAGTTCCAACTGCTGCTGTCCCGTGAGGTCCGCGACATGATTCAGGACCACGACTTGGGCGAGACTATCCCGTTCATGCACACCACCGTGGGCAAGATTTTCTCCGAGCTCAAGACGTTCGTGCTCGTGGGTCACGCTAAGCAGTTCCTCAAGAGCCTCCACTACCGTGACTCCACCACCGCTGTCCAGTGGATGTACTCGTTCGCCGGTGCTGCTCTGGAGTACTCCCTGCAGAACTCCATCAACTACGCACACGACCCCGATAAGTTGGCCCAGAGACTCTCTCCGTCAGCCATCGCCCTCGGTGCGGTGAGCCGTATGGCTGTCCTCGGGCTCATGCCGCAGGTGATGGATACGGCCTATCAACCCCTGAGCGGTGGTCAATCGCTGTTCGCTAACGGCACCGCCAACACGGACAACCGGAACATCTTCCTGACCCCCTCGATGATTGAAGGTGCCCGTTTGGCTACCCTGGCGCAAGTCACGGGCAGCGTAGTGAACCCCTTCAGCACTAACACCATTACCCAGAAGGAGATGCACGATGCACTTGGGGCCATCCCTGGTGGCAACCTGTACGTCATGCGTAACGTGAACGACATGATTGGCTCGCACTTCCCGAAGTTCAAACCCCGTCCGACTAACTAAGGAACAACCCCATGCCGACTCTGGCAACCTACGGGGATGGAGTGACGACTACGTTCCTCCTCCCTGTGCATAACCAACAGGCTACCGCTACCGTTGCGGGTAGTGGCGCATCCCTTGCATCTCAAGGCCCCGCCTCCGTCACCTTCGCCAGTGCCCCCGCACTGAATGCTGCAGTGGTCATTAGCTACAACCCGGTGTACAAGGGCAGCAGCCGCAGCGTGGTGTACGCCACCAAGACGAGCGCCCTGAGCTTGCCTAACAACGCAACCACCGGGATTACCGGCTGGACTGCTGGGCTTGACACCAACAGCAACTTCGATGTCACTACGGGGACCTTCACCGCCCCCGCAGCGGGTAACTACTTGGTCTCCGCTCAGGTGTGCTCGGCGTATGGCTCCGTTGCTGCTGGAGCAATCTTTGCCCTGCTGGTCCTAGCTAACAGCGCCACGGTTGCTGCTGGGGAATCCGGGTTCACTACCGCTGGCACCACGGACATGTGCGCCCAGACAACCGTGCTCGCGCCCCTCGCCGCTGGGCAAACCATCACGGTCTCCGTGTACCACACCAGCGGGGCAGCGATTAACACGGCCTCCGGTGCAGGAAAGAACTACCTCAGCATCACGCAACTCCCGTAAGCATGGGCGCTAAGAAGGAAGCAAGACCCCGGAGCGTTCGCGTTCTGGGGAAAACCCACAGCATCAACTACAAACCATCCGAAGAGATGGAGAACAGTTACGGCCTGTGCTTCAACGGCAGGCAACGCATCGACATCATGGAGGGCCTTCCCAGTGGCGAGGAGGCCGATACGGTCCTCCACGAAATCCTCCACGCAGTTCTCTTCCAGATGGCTGTTCTTCTGCCCCCAGAGGTAGAGGAGCAGTTCGTCAGGCCCGCAGCATCGGGGCTCTACGCGGTCCTCCAAGACAACCCTCAGTTAGCCAAGTGGCTCATCCAGCCGCGCCAGTAGTTCCCCTCCGGGCCCCATTCGCGGGCCCTACCAATTCCTTTAAGTGACCCTAATGTACTCAATCAATACCTATAACGGTACTGGCGTGGCTGCGCCCTACGCAGTTACGTTCCCCTACTTGTCCAAGGACCACGTTGAAATCCGCATTGGTGGTGTCTTAATCACTACGGGATTCTCGTGGATCAACAGCTCCACCCTTTCGTTCGCTGCTCCGGTAGGAACGGGCAACGTAGAGATTCGCCGAAACACTCCCAAGAATGTAGCTCAGGTCACGTACTCGGATGGCTCAACGCTCACTGACAGTGACATGAATCTTGAGACGCTGCATCTCATGTACATCACGCAGGAAGCCTACGACACCATAACGGTCACTGCTACTGATACCCTGGGGAGTGCTGCTTCTTCGGCCGCTGCATACGCTGATGCCCACGACGCGGTTACTCTGGCTGCTGCTGCTGTGCAGGCAGCAAACCTCGTCAACAGCATCGCCCCTCCGGTATTCCAAGCGTGGCTCCCCACGATTCTTGCTGATGGCCCGGACTACACCTCAGGCACATCTACGAGTGTCACGCTGCCAGCTTCGGAGTCCACAGGTGCGCGAACCCTCATGGCTGTCATCTTCGATGGCATCGTTCAGGGCGACTATACCTTGGGTGGCGACAATGTAACCCTCAGCTTCAGCAGCGCTATTCCCGCAGGTGTCAAGAAGATAACCGTCTGGTATGCCGCAGCGTTCAACCTGGGCAGCTTCATCCAGGAAGGGTCCGGCTCGTGCCCCCGCTCCTTCCAGTCCAAGATGCGTGATTACGTCAACGTCAAGGACTTCGGCGCGAAGGGCGATGGAGTAACTGACGATACCGCAGCGTTCCTCGCTGCCATCGCTACGGGCAAGAAGGTAGAGGCAGGGGAAGGCACGTTCCTCACTAGCCAGATTGTTTGGCCGGATAAGGCAGTGTTCCGGGGCCACGGTGTGCGTACCATTATTAAGCCGTGCGTGGGATTCAGCACGAATGCGTTCTGGGTGATTGCCGCTGGGGCAACCAATGCAGATATTGGGAACTTCGAGATGGACCTGCCAGTTGCTAACTTCGCTGCGACGGTTCCGCTCTTTGCCCTTCAAGGCAGTAGACACCACTTCCACGACATCTACATGCCAAGCGGTGGGAACATCGGGGTGTTTCTCATTGACAACACCGATACGCTTATCGAGAACTGCCACGTAGCTTCCTCGCAGCAGCACTCGTTCCAGTCCACGGGCCTCAACAGTGCCCGAAACAAAATCGTAAGGTGCTACTCGGGGACCACGGTAAGCGGCCACGGCATCTCGATTATTGCAGGCATGGACCACGATGTACTCGACTGTGTCTCTAGCGGGGCTCAGGGCTTCGGCATTAGCTACTACCAGACCCTTCGCGGTCGCGCCTGTCGCAATAGGTCCGGGAACTCCTACGCAGAAGGGATGCAGATTACAGATTCCAACTGGGTTATCTTCGCGGACAACACGTTGAGCTGGGATACCCCCGGCGTATCGACTGACTTGGGCATCTCGCTCGCTGCTCAGACCACGGGATTCTCCTGCGTGGGTAACAAGATTCAGGGCAACTTCATCACCGGGAACTCTGCATCAGGTATCGCCCTCGCGTCCACGAACTACGGCACAGGAACCACGCCAATTATCGGCCCCGGCCTGCCTGTCCAGGACAACGTTATTAGCCACAACACAATCATCAACTGTAGCGTGGATACGACCGGTGGCCTGCTGTCGGGACGCTGCGCTGGCATCCTGCTGTACGGAAGCCAATGCCAATACAACAACGTGCAGGACAACAAGGTTCTGAACAACATCGGGACGCTGCTGCACGGCGTGGCTGAATACGATGTAAGCGCTGCGTGGGGTACGCCGTCTAACAACCGTATCGTGAACAACTCGGTGCGTGGTGAGTCGGTCTCGAAGGTGCTTAAGAGCGGAACTACGAATGAGTCCCTGACCTCAGGAATCTTGGCGTACACCGCAACCCTTGGCGCAGCCACTGGTTCACTCACGAGCGCAAACGTACTCTCCGCGTTCTACTACGAGATTGAGCAGCGCATCGATGTGACGATTCAGATTCAAATCACCACGAACGGCACCGCTGGCGGGGCAGTCACGTTCACGCTGCCTCGCTCTGCACAGGTTGGATTCGGTACGGGGCGTGCAACTTCGGTATCTGGCAAGCAACTCGTTGTGACCTGTGCTGGGGCCACAGCCAGCATCCGTAACTCCGATGGCTCCTACCCGGGTGCCAATGGAGAAACCCTCGAAGTCATGTGCAGCTTCTTCCGCTAATCCCTCCGCGCCCCCTAGGTTCTCTATGGGGCCATCTCCCTCTTCTAAGTTGACTCTATGACGACTCTCGTACCGGCTGCCCTGGTCAGTCCTGCTGGCTCCACATCGGGCCAAGTATTGACCTCCGGTGGTCCTTCATTCGCCCCCACATGGGTCACCCCTGTTAAGGCCAGTGTTGGCCTTGGAAACGTGGACAACACCAGCGATGCCAATAAACCTGTCAGTACCGCACAGGCAACCGCGTTGGGCCTCAAGGCTGACAAGAGCGGGACGCTTGCTCAGTTCGCCTCCACCACTTCATCGCAGCTTCTTGGGGTTCTTTCTGACGAGACAGGGACAGGCGTAGCTGTCTTTAACAACGCCCCTTCCCTGGTCAGCCCGGTAATCTCGGGGAGCGCGACGGCCCCCACTCAAGCCAATACGGATACCAGCACCCTCCTCGCTACGACAGCGCATGTGAAGAGCCTGAATCTAGGGCAGTTCGCTTCAACCACCTCGGCTCAGCTCGCTGCTGCGATTTCTGATGAAACCGGAACGGGTGTGTTTGTGCGCAACGTATCCCCAGCCATCAACGCACCTGTTATCACTGGTGTTGCTGACGGCTCTAACGCGGGGGCGGGGATTGTTGGTGAGTACGTCACGGCGAACGCCAGTGGTGTTTCGCTGACGAGCGGGGTCAGCGTGAATGCGACCAGCATCAGCCTGACTGCTGGTGATTGGGATGTGTCAGGTGTGGTGGTCTATTCGCCCGCTGGAACCACAATTCTGCAGCTTCAGTATGGTGGCGTGTCTACTACGTCAGCCAGCCTCGGTGCATTCCAGTACGCCCTCTACAACAATAACAACACCAACGCGGGGGCGGGCGGCGCCATCACTACGCCCACGGTTCGCGTCAGTGTCGCTGCGACCACTACGGTGTACCTAGTGGCTCAAGGCGTGTTCACTACGAGCACCTGTACTGTTGCTGGCCTGATTCGCGCGCGCCGCATTCGTTGATTTAGCGGGCAGCTTCAACAGTCTCCGCGCTTCATCTTGGACCTCTTGCGAGCACAGATGACCGTACACGTCAGGGTCCAGTAGTTCGAATAAGAATGCTTTCATCTCTAGTAGTTCGTCCCGCATATCTGGCCCCGTATCGTGTTGTTAGGTAGTTTTTACTACACCGTATTGTATGACGTATGTAATACCGTTGGCTAGATATTTCTGCAGCGCCCCGTAGGTTCTCTACCGGGGCCTCTTCCCTCTTCGTAGTTCATCTACGACTCACACCGCGCGCACCCCCTATGCAACTCCCAGAACACACCAAGACCCTCATCACCCTGGCCGGTATCGGCGCAGCTATCACCATCGGCAAGCTCCTCTCTGAAGGCGAACCGATGAACCTCAAGCGGGTCACCGGGCGAGTCATCGTTGGCTCCGGCCTGAGCATGGTGGCATCCGCTGCTGTCGCTCTGTTCCCCCAACTGCCCACTGAAGCCGTCTGCGGTGTCTCCGCTGCGCTGGCTATCTTCGGCACCCACTTCCTCGAAGACCTCGTGAAGGTCAAGCTCGGGATTAACTCGGAGGCCAAGTAATGAGTCAAGCATCGAAGGACACACTGAACGAGCTCCACGGGCTCATCGCTGAGACCCTTGCGGGGGCTATTAAGGCCTTCAAGGGAAAGACTGACCCGGAGGACCTCAAAGGCTTGGCCGCGCTTGCTAACGTCGCCAAGGGCTTCCTGAAAGACAACGGGATTGAAGCTATCCCGGAAGCCAACAGGCCTCTCCAGAACCTCGCTGCAGTGCTCCCGTTCCCCGGTCACGTTGGTGGTGAAGGTGAAGACGACGAGCCGCAAGTAGCAGCAGGCTAGACCGCACCACAGCCCCGTAGCGGGCTTCCTTTCTCACGCCCTACCGCATCCACTTGGACATCTCTTCCAACGCCGTGTGGGGCCTCCTATGACCTTCAAGAGGATTCCTTGAGCCATACCAAGATTTGCGCTCGGTGCAACGCCGAGAAAGAACTTTCCGAGTTCAACAAGATGAAGTCGTCAAAAGACGGACACCAGCCCTACTGCAGGCCGTGCGGTGCTGCGTACCTGAACACCCCCGAGCGCCGTGCAGCAGCGCGCGCTTATAAGAACGCCACCACGCGGACCCTCTCCGGGCGCTGCGTTGCGCTACTGAAGAACGCTGAGGCGCGCGCGAAGGACAAGGGACTGCCCTGCACCATCACGCTCGCTTGGATCACGGAGCGGGTTGCTGTGGGGCACTGCGCTGTAACCGGGCTCCCCTTCGCCATCGAAGAGGTCGGCCGTGGACTCTCCCCCTCCCTGGACCAAATCATTCCGGGCCTTGGGTACACACCTGAGAACACTCAAGTGGTCTGCTGGCTCTACAACCGGGCCAAGGGTGTGGAAGGCCACGATGCAGTCATGCTGCTCGCGGAGGCCCTGTGCAACAAGTAAAGGACCCCGTAGCAGACGACCTCCGCAACATGGTCTTCTTGATTTGGCAGCATTTGAATCTTCCCGCCCCCACCCCCGTTCAATATGACATCGCGGACTACCTGCAGCACGGGCCGAAGCGCCGCATCATTGAGGCGTTCCGGGGGATTGGCAAGAGCTGGCTGACTGCGGCCTACGTGATATGGCTCCTCTATCGGGACCCTGAGGAGCGCATCTTGGTGGTCTCCGCATCGAAGGCGCGGGCGGATGCGTTCGCCGTGTTCGTCAAGCGGCTCATCGATGAGATGCCGCTGCTCCACCACCTGAAGCCTAGAGAAGGTCAGCGGGACTCCATCATCGCCTTTGACGTTGGCCCTAGCTCTGCCCACCAAGCACCCTCGGTTCGCTCTGTGGGTATCACTGGGCAGCTCACGGGTGGCCGTGCTACTCGTATCGTGGCCGATGACGTTGAGGTGCCGAGCAACTCGATGACCCAAGCACAGCGGGACAAGCTGAGTGAGTCGGTCAAGGAGTTCGATGCAGTGCTGGTCCCCAACGGGGAAATCACTTACCTCGGGACCCCGCAGACAGAACTATCCCTCTACAACCTGCTGACCGAACGCGGCTATGAAATCCGCATCTGGCCCGCACGGTTCCCCAATGACAAGCTCATGGCCTCCTACGGTCAACGAGTGGCCCCCTTCATCACCAAGCAGCTTGCCAAGAACCCGAAGCTGGCGACTGACTGCAGCGGCCGTGGGGCACCTACAGAACCCTCACGGTTCCATGACCTCGACCTATTTGAGCGTGAGGCATCTTACGGCCGCTCAGGGTTCGCCATGCAGTTCATGCTGGACACCTCGCTCAGTGATGAGAACAAGTACCCGCTGAAGCTGGCTGACCTGATGGTGCTGGACCTCAACCCCGAGATGGCCCCTGTGAAGCTCGTATGGGCCTCAGGGCCGGACCAACTGCTCAAGGATGTACAGGCAGTAGGGTTACAAGGAGACAGGCTCTACAGGCCTCTATTCGTGTCTGGTGAGTTCGCTGAGTATCAGGGCTGTGTCATGGCTATTGACCCCTCGGGCCGTGGCGGTGATGAGACCAGCTATGCGGTAGTGGCGATGCTCAATGGGCATCTCTACCTGTTGGACGCTGGGGGCTTCAAGGGGGGCTATGAGGATGCTACGCTCCAGAAGCTCGCTGACACAGCCAAGAAGTACAAGGCCAAGCAGGTCATCATCGAGTCCAACTTCGGTGACGGCATGTACTCCAAGCTGTTCACTCCCTTCCTGGTCCGCACCTATCCCTGCACCCTTGAGGAGATACGCAGCAGCCAGCAGAAGGAGAAGCGCATCATCGACACCCTAGAGCCCGTACTGAACCAACACAGGCTCGTGGTGGACACCAAGCTGGTCAAGCGGGACCAAGAGAACTACAACGAATACCCGCTGGAGTCATGGACCAACTACCAGTTGTTCTACCAGCTCACCCGTGTCACCAAGGAGCGAGGAGCACTGGCGAAGGATGACCGCCTCGATGCTCTGGCGATGGCTGTGGCCTACTGGGTGGAGCAGATGGACAAGGACACCCAGAAGGTCCTCGATGACCACCGCTCTGAGATGCTCCGGTTGGAGCTCCAGAAGTTCTCTGACCATGTGCTTGGGATGGCCCCTGCAGAGGACAATTGGGCCGACAACTGGTGACCCTCGGAATCCCTTACTGGGCAAGCGAGAGCGAGGAAAAGTGGCCTTAACCCTCACTCTCGCAGGAGGGATGAATATCCCCCTATAGATACTCTTAAGATACTCTATAGGTTATCTATAGATGTCTTATAGATGGCCTAGCATTGGCTATGAGATGCACCAGTACTAGTACACCCACACAGACCCCACCATCATAGACACCTACTCGGTAAGCCTATAGCATCTCTCTAGGTCACCTCTGGCACTCACATGGATGGCCCTGTTGCCTGAGTCCAGTTCCACCGCTCTCTGGCATCCCCCATCCATCGTGTCCTTCCACGTCACCACCCGCTTACCCGCCACCATCTGCTCCCCATCCGGGTACCCCCACTTCTTGATAAGGGAATCCAGTGGCTGCCCCTTGGCTGTCTCTAGGTGGCTATCGACCATCTTAGGGGTGATACAGGCTGTCAGTACGAGGCACGGCAGGAGGTAGGCTAGGGTTCTCATAGTGGTCTCTGTGGTTTGTCTGAAGTTTACCTTAAGGTGGTCCTGAAATGTTCTACCGGGAAAATCTGAGAGGGTATCTGACACAGCCGGGGCGCGACTTCCCCCCGTGCCACCCGCCCACAGCAGGCAGGCCTTGGCCCTCCCAGGCACTCTCTAGCTGCACCACTGGCCTACCCTAGGGCACAGCCTGGGCGCTGGATGGTCACAGTCATGGGCACACCGCACGCTAAGTCATTGCTTCTAAAGGGATGCCTGAGGATTGGTAATCCTTCAGCAGTAGATACACCGTGGTATCCCATAGGGGAGATGGTCCAGAGTACCGGGCTGTCTCCCCTTTTTCGCTCATATGTCCGGACATGTCCAACTGTTCGCTCATGTGTGTGGGATCACCTGTTTGTTTTGCCCTTTTGGCACCCTATAGACCATCCATAGACCACTCTAGGACCTCCACAGAGCCTCTACAGCGCCTTCCTGGCTATCACCTGCTACCCATGTAGCTCTACCCTATAGACAACCCGCTGTAGCCTCATCTGTTCCTTTTGTGATTTTCTTGCGATTGAGTGTTGACATCCTCATGTGGAACGCCTACAGTTCAATCCAGCGCAACGAAACACAGGAACCGCAGCATGAGCCAGACAGCACAGACACTCCTCCTGCTCCTCTTCAGTAACTCCAAGGGGCAGCATGAGAAACACATCAGAGCCGCAGCAGTTGACCTTATCGCTGGTATCTATCGTTGAGGAGCTAGCATCATGGGCCTTCCGCACCGTAAGCACACGAAGAGAATAATAGTTGCACTGTAGTTCGCCTTCAGTTAAGCTTCAGTCATCCACTAGAGAGAGTCATGCGATGTACAAACTGATCCACAAGCTCAACGGCAAGATAATACTGACCTTCGATACCCTCGAAGATGCCCTAAGAGCTCTACAGGCAGCCGCAGTGCCTAGCCTGTTCTACGTTTCTAACCACTAAGAGAGTATCGATCATGCAAGCAATCGTAACGAAGTGCATCAGCCCGTCAGACACCAAGGGCTCGCGCATCAAGGCAACCTGCGATGCAGGCTCTATCACCATCCCATACCCGCACGCGCTCAGTGGGGATGCAGTCCACGCCAAGGCTGCAATGGCTTTGGTCCATAAGATGGGCTGGCACGCTGATTCACGCTCCTGGGCCTGTGGCGGTTTGCCCAATCAAGCTGGCTATGTGTTTGTCTGGGTAGGCCCGTACAACCAATACAGCCCCGCTGATTCGCTCTAACCGTTCCACTAGCGCAACACATACTGACTGGCTCTAGTCCATCTCTGGAGCCCGTTAGATAAACCGGATGGTCACCGTCTGGTTTCTCTAGCGAATCGTCTAGTTACCACCAAGGGGAATCACCATGACCGTAGCGAACGAAATAAAGGCAGCAATGGCCCGTGCAGCATTCGCGGATGACTGGGCAAGGGAACAGGAAGAGAGCGAAGACGGAATGAATCTCTCAGGCGTGGAAATCTTCGATGTTATGCCTGATGAGACACCTGCTGCTTACCTGGAGTGTGCCGAGCGGCTCTCTACTGCGTTTTGCCAGTGCAACGGCGTGGCGTCGCTCGATGCCCTGTATGCCCGTGCTGCCTCCTTTCGTGTGGAACGCTACGCGGACCGCAAGCTTTGCCCTGAGCTATTCGGGCATTACTGCGCGATGGAAGCAATGGGGCATGGTGTTGGGCTTGACTCCTTTGGTCTTCGCACGGTCGATGGCGGGATTGTTCGCTCAGGTGAAGCACTGCCCGCGTGCACATATGACGGCGTGATTGCGGTCCCCTACTTCTCTTTTGACATCTAAGCCATGTTCGACACCCTCAGTATCCCCTGTGCTTTCGCTGTAGCTGTCTTCGTAGTCCTCGGACTGGCTACCACCTTCGGCATCCTCCTGGAATCTGTGCGGGGCCTCTTGACCGCGCATGAGGAACCCAAGGTTTTCATCCATCGCGCTATTAGGGATGCCCAGCCATGACTGACGAACAAGTCTATGAATTAGCCGCCAGCTACTGCGTTGATGGGCAGTACAGAGACGTTCTCGCCTTCGCTCAAGCACTCACCGCGCAGTACAAGTTCTTCGGTGTATGGGGTCCTACGGGTGAAACCCTGTATGTGAAGGCCGCCGAATGACCAAACGAACCAAACCCAAGGTCCCCATATGAAGCCCCTAGCGGGCTTCCTTCAGTTTACCCCTAGCAATCCACTAGGACATCTCATCCAAGCCCGTAGCGGGGCTGTATTCAAGCGAGAGACACCATGCCGTACCTGATAGAAGTGCAAGCAACACGGGGCTACACCTGCCGTACCAAAACGAGGGTCAAGCGGGACGCATTCGAGATGGCAAGATTTGCCGCTTGTGTCCTCGGGTTCACGGACCTGGAGAGGGCCCAGCTAGGCGAAACCAAGTTAGGCCCAGGGGTGCCCAGCGTCCAAGTTGTTACGGCCCAGGGGTGGGTAAGAGTTACCCGCGTCAACTAATCAGTAGGTAATTGTGGCGGAAGCACAACAGGGGTGTTAGTACAAACCCCTACAGAACCCTCAAGGAAGGCCCAAGGTGTCTGGGGATTTCCTTCAGGTTTTTGATGTAGTCAGTGCAATAACACAGTAACAATCCTGTAATTAAGTGGACTGCGAGTATCAATGGGGCGTCTATATCCTGTGGACCTCGCAAACGGTAACGCCACTTTTGTCAATGCTATGTATATGGGGGATTACATAGTTATAACTCATCGTAAGGTGTGACCAATTGGGTCCTATGATGCGTTTCACCGAGGCGACAAGACCTGTTACAAGTTTTAACAAATACCAATAACACATTCACTAAGTCATATTCTCCTCACGAGGAACTGTTGTATGCTGCTGTCACTTGCTGGGTTCGATGTCCACGTCTGCCGTGACTACATAAACCGCAACGGGCGCAAGCCCAAGATGTTGGAATCGATACGCGATGTCGGGAGTCTCGAAGTGTTGATCCTGCGGAGGTGGCTCCTGGTAGTCAGCCGCAGCACCTAAAATAATATTGAGGAAGGAAAGATGAGCAGCACCACAGCATTACACGTAGCCGCAGAAGTCCTACAAATCTTCCGTCAACTCTGTGCAGAGAAGATGGAGAAGCAGGATGTACCTCCGAATATGGTAGTGGTGTTTGCGGAAATCGCAGCGAACCCGGACAGGTCCCTCAGGGAGTACCAAGAGGCCACCGGTCTGGGCCAAGCTGTGATGTCCCGCAGTGTTGCAGCATTGGGCAGAGGGAACCAAGCGATGGGCCACGGGTTGGGCCTAGTGACCACCGCAGAGGACCCAACGAACTACAGCAGAAAGATTGTCAGCCTGACACTCGAAGGCAAAGAACTACTAGAGAGAATCGATGAGCAACTAGGTCGATTCGTCAGAACAAGGCCAGCAGTTAGAGCCTGAGAGAGCAGAGATGGGCCACCTTAGGGTGGCTCTTTTGCGTTTACCGGCAAATTGGGGAAGGTTATGAAGCTACGCGGGGATGTGTGGTGGTTCGATGGGTACGTGGACGGGAAGCGTGTGCGCAAGTCCCTGGGCACCACAGACAAGAAGGAAGCCAAGCGCAAGGAAGCTGAGCTCCTCGCTGGGGTCACTGAGGTTGCCTCCAAGAAGTCTGTAGCCGACTACGGCCCTACTCTCTCGGAAGCCTACAAGAAGGCCATGAGGGAATACAAGCCCTGGCGGGACAGCCCAGATGTGCGGACCATCGATAAGAACCGTAGGGCCATCGAAGACTACTTCAAGGCTGACCGTAAGCTGTCCAGCATCGACCGTGAGGCCATCAACGGCTTCATCGAGTCCATGACCAAGGAAGGAAAGGCTGGGTCAACCATCAATCAGCGTGTGTCCCAGCTCTCAGTCCTGTTCAACGAAGCCCTGGACAACTGGGGGTATGACAAATTGGTGAAGCCGAGGATTGTCCGCGCCAAGGTAGCAGAGGGCCGCCAGCGACGCTTCACCAACGAGGAGGTGGCTGAGGCTATCGAGAGGCTCCAGAAGGCCCCCAAGGACATCTACGGGGACGTAGCGGACCTCATCAAGGTACTGGCCGATACCGGCATGAGACTGAACGAGTGCCTGAGTCTCACACGGGCCAACTTCAGCCTCCCCGAGAAGCAGATTGTCCTGTGGGTGACCAAGAACAAGCAGCCCCGTGGTGTCCCCATGACGCCCCGAGTGGTGGACGTATTGACAGCCCGAGCTCACCTCTCGAAGCCCTTTGGGATGCTCTCAGAGACCTCCGCAACGAGGGCCTGGAGGTGGGTCAGGGAGGAGATGGGGTTCGCTGAGGATGCAGAGTTTGTGATGCACACCCTTCGTCATACGGTAGGCTCACGGCTCGCTGATGCCAACGTATCGGCACCTTTGATTCAGCAGATGTTAGGCCACAAGTCACTCAAGACCACCCAGAAGTACATCCATGTGAGTGCCTCGGGGCTGCGCCAAGTTGCTGATATTCTGGCCGCTACAGGGGCTCCAGCGTGTGACCAAAACTGTGACCAAAGTGTGCCCAAAAGTGACCAAAAGGGCACTCCTGGTGTCTCTAGCGAAGCAGCCTAAGCCTCTGAATTCCAACGATAATGTTCCGTCTGGTGACCTGTCCGAGCAGGATGGGTCGTCCTCGGGCAACGGCCATAGGAGCATGTGGGCATCGACTGAAATCCGTTGTAAATCAGGCAGTTACACGATAGTTTCCCCATCTGGCACATCCACTTACGCATACGCGTGACCACGAATGTGACCAAAGCTCCTCCAAAAGTTTCCCTCCTGTTGTCCTTCGCTGACTCCCTAAGGCCTTAACCCTCACTCTCGCAGGACGAACGCTGACATCCTGTTGGCGGTTATCCTAGTACTAAGACTACTAGGCTAAGTTTCGTATTGTGGGAATACAACAGAATCAATGAACTATAGAATAAAACTATCAATTTGACACATAGGATTGACTCTATAGATTCCCTGAAGATGGTTACAAAATTGACATAGGGTGTAATCCCTACCAGTACACACTGTAAATATTTCGTGGAAGAGTTCCTCTAATGGATGTATTCCTGATATAGTCTTACCGTAGTAGGAAACGTAAGTTCAAGGCTTCCCGCGCAATGACGCAGGAGGCGTTTTTATTGTCCTAAGCCTTCCATATAGGGAACACATCATGACCACGAACACATCCAGCATCGACCTTCAAGCCCTCCAAATCGAACTCGAAGAGGAATCGATTGGTCTTGGGATGAAGCGCTACAACGAAGCCCTGAAGCAGGGTGAAGACATGATGCCCCCTGGTCTTCAGATGATTAAGGCTGCTGTTGAGCCGACCGCTGTTGTCATTGACAAGTTCATCGAGGAAGGACTGTCAGGCAAGGCCAACCGCTCCGTTGGTGTGGTCCGCTTCCTTGACCAGTTCCCTGACCGCAAGCTGGTGGCATTCGTCACAGCAAAGGTGGTCATGAACCACATCTCCAGCATGTCAATGGTCGGTGCTGTTGCTGGCGACATCGCCAATCGTCTGGAGGATTGTCTGAACTTTGACGAGCTCAAGAAGGCTGAACCGGCCCTCTATAAGCAACTGCTGAAGAAGATTGAGAGCTCCCGCGATGAGCGCCACCGCCACATCGTCCTCCGTGTGCAGCAGAAGTACGCCAAGGTGGTCCCCATCAAGTGGGGCAAGTCGGAGAAGGTGCGCCTCGGTATGGCCCTCATCTCGATGTTCCAGGAAGCTACGGGACTCGTGGAGGTGCAGACCTTCGTCCGTGGCGCCAATGACACCCCGCACATCGTTGTGCCCACTGAAGAAACCGCCAAGTGGCTCGCCAACGGCCACGCTCGGTGTGCCCTTATGTCCCCTATGGCTATGCCTATGGTGGTCCAGCCGCGCCCTTGGACCAGCCCGTTCGGTGGTGGTTACCTGACCAAGCCGATGCGCTTCCCGCTCATCAAGACTGGCAACCGGAACTACCTGGAGGACCTGAAGCAGGTCTCCATGCCGATGGTCTACAAGGCCGTCAATGCCCTTCAGGAAACCCCGTGGGCCATCAACAAAGCCATCCTGCATGTGATGAAGGAGGTCTGGGACAACGGCGGCCGCCTCGGTAAGCTGCCCCACCGGGACCCGATGCCCCTCCCTACGAAGACCTTTGACCTCGATACACCGGACCCGGAGGAGCTCAAGGCGTGGAAGAAGCAGGCAGCACAGGTGTACGAGGGCAACATCCGCGCTGCATCCAAGCGGGCCTCGATGTCCAGCAAGCTGTGGATGGCCGAGAAGTTCGAGAACATCGAAGCCTTCTACTACGTTCACAATCTGGACTGGCGTGGCCGGGCGTACCCGGTGGCTACCTTCCTGAATCCGCAGGGGGCCGACAGTGACAAGGCGCTCCTGCAGTTCTCGGAAGGGAAAGCACTGGGGGACAATGGTGCTCGCTGGCTGGCTATCCACGGTGCCAACACCTTCGGCATCGACAAGGTGGACTTCGATGAACGCATTCAGTGGGTCATCGACCATCAGGACCAAATCCTGGAGGCCGCTATCAACCCGCTGGACGGTTCCCGCTGGTGGGCCGATGCTGACAGCCCGTACATGTTCCTGGCCTTCTGCTACGAGTGGCTCGCCCTCACGATGCATACGGACCTCGGCAAGGATCAAGAGGACTTCGTAAGCCACCTCCCGTGCTCCTGGGATGGCGCCTGTAATGGCCTGCAGAACTTCTCGGCCCTCCTTCGGGATGAAGTGGGTGGCGCTGCTGTTGGCTTGGTCCCCAGCGATAAGCCGAGTGACATCTACAGCGAAGTGGCGAAGGCTGCCAACGTGCTGATGCTGGCTGATGCTGACGAAGGCATCGAACTGGGCCAGAAGTGGGCCGGTAAGATGACCCGCAAGCTCTCCAAGCCCAACACCATGACGACTCCCTACGGTGCCACCAAGCGGGGCATGTGCCAGCAAATTGAAGGCGTCTTCCAGAAGATGAAGGCCGATGGTGCGGAAGTCACTGCGGACCTGAAGGACTGCCAGTACCTCGCCAACACGAACTATCAGGCAATCGGCAAGGTGGTGGTGGCCGCTCACTTGGCGATGGACTGGCTGAAGGAAGCCGCTCGGGTGGCAGCATCCAACGGCCTGCCTATTCACTGGAATACCCCGAGTGGCCTGCTGGTGCTTCAGAACTACCGCGAACAGGTGGGCAAGCGCCTGGACATGGTGGTGGCTGGTGTTCGTGTACAGCTCATGCTCAAGAGCGACGGTGACAAGCTCGATGGCCGCAAATGTTCTGCAGGAATTTCCCCGAATTACATCCACTCGCTCGATGGGGCTCATATGCAGCGGACCGTGGCCTACTGTATTGATGCAGGCATCTCGGACTTCGCCATGATCCACGATAGCTATGGTAGCCATGCGGGTTCCGCTGAGGCACTGCGGGATTGTCTGCGGGAAGCCTTCGTGGACCAGTACAGCGGTGACGTGCTGGCTGACTTCAAGGCTCAGTTGGTTGCCCAGTTGCCCGAAGCGCTGGCTAATGAGATTCCCGAACTGCCCCCGATGGGCAACCTGGATTTGAAGTTGGTCCTCCAATCGGAGTATTTCTTTGCCTAATGCGTTCCACTTGCGTATGTGTTTCTGATGCGCAAGGGCTAAACCCTCACTCTCGCAGGATCAAATCGCCCTCGGCCTCGGTCGGGGGTTTTTCATTTCAAGAGGGCCTCTATGGCGAACTTCGATTTACACCTCGGGAACTGCCTAGAGGTGCTCGCACAGCTTCCTGCGGAGAGCATCGACCTGACAGTCACCAGCCCGCCCTATGACGACCTCCGTACCTACAACGGGTACACCTTCGACTTCGAAGGAATCGCCAAGGAACTCTTCAGGGTGACCAAGCCCGGGGGCGCGGTTGTGTGGGTGGTGGGCGATGCCACCGTTAAAGGCAGCGAGACCGGGACTAGCTTCAGGCAAGCGCTGTACTTCAAGGATGTCTGCGGGTTCAACCTGCACGACACCATGATCTACCACAAGACAGATATGGCATTCCCACGCCACGGCCATAGGAAGTACCCAGGGGCCTTTGAGTACGTCTTCGTGCTGACCAAGGGCCGTGTGAAGACCTTCAACATGATTAAGGACCGCAAGAACAAGCTGGCAGGCGCAACTATGAGCGGCACGGTGCGCCAAGTGGATGGCTCAGTGAAGCCTAGTAGGGCCGCAGGCAAGCAGGTAGCCGAATTCGGGGCCCGCTCCAACGTCTGGGGCTACTCCACGGGGAAGGGCAAATCATCCACCGATGCCATCGCCTTTGAACACCCCGCAATCTTCCCGGAGGCGCTCGCCCTGGATCACATCCTCTCTTGGTCCACCGAGGGGGACACCGTACTGGACCCGTTCACCGGCTCAGGCACCACAGGGAAGATGGCCGTGCAGGCAGGCCGCAAGTTCATCGGCATTGAGATCAGCCGCGAATACCACCGCATCGCAACCGCCCGCATCGAGTCAGTGGCCTAAACCCTCACTCTCGCAAGACCAAACCGCTGTCCCAAATTTCCCCCAAGGACCACCTCATGAAATCCAACGCTGTAGCAGTAGTCCGCACCCTGAACACTGTCGGTGGCAAGCGTGAAGGCGCTAAGCACACCCGCAAGTTGAACCGCTTTGCTCGTAAGAACGGCTTTGTGACCTTCGTGGCTATGAAGGCGGACTTCGAGCTGCGCACACACGGTCTGGTGCAAGCATGAAGACCGCTCTCGTAACCAACGCAGGGTTCCAGCCGTTCACCTTCAGCGTCACTGTGGAGACCAGGGAAGAAGCAGAGATTCTCCGAACTCTGTGCCTCGAAAGCCGAGTCTTAGCGGAGGCGATTGATAACCACTCCACGACACATGTGGACACTGACACCGCTAACACAATTCTTGAAGAACTGGGCTCCTACGCCAACGCGAGCCTCTCACGATGAACAAAGACCAACTCAACTCAATCATCTCCTTCCACGCCGTGGAATCCGCATACGCAGCCGTATCGGCCATCCAAAGCTACCCGCGACACAAGCAGGTGGCTGGCGTAGCGGTCCTCTTCACGGTCATCTGCGAGGAGCTCAAGTTGGACCCCAGCGAACTCATCAGCAAGGCCGCAAGAGTGGCTAAGGATGCCGATGGGTTCTTTACGAGGGAGACCAAGGCCCTCCGTGATTACGTTAAAGGTGAACTGAAGTGAACGAACCGCTCATTACCGGCATCTTGCAAGAACTGCAGCGCGTGGACCAGCAAATCGATGCTCTCTATGAGTACCGCTCGGCCCTCGCACTGGAACTCGAAGCCGCTGAACAAGAACCCCAAGGAGACCAAGCATGACCTACCACGACTACCTCATCTGCCAAGCAGAAGCCCACTGGGCAGCAGCCCGCGCACTCCCCCAACCGCTGCTCCACACGATGCTCAATGAGGGCATCAACGTGGACCAAGAGCAACGCATGTTCAACCTCACCAACCAAGGCATCTAAATGGCAACCGATAAGAAACCCAAGCTCGTCAAGGGCACCACCCCGCGTGGCGTCTTCGTCTTCCCCGCACTAACCAAGCCGGACTACGGCAATGAAGCCTTCCCGCAACCGGATGGTGTTTATAAGGTCAACCTGAAGATGACCGAAGAGGAAGCTGAGCCGCTCATCGCCAAGCTCACGCCCATCTACGAGCAGGCTGAGAAAGACGGTCAGGCCGAGTTCGATGCCCTCCCGGTGGCGAATCGCAAGAAGCTGAAGAACGGCTTCCAGATGAACGACATGTACGAAACGGAGTACGACAAGGAATCGGAAGAACCTACCGGCTATGTCATCTTCAAACTCAAGATGAAGGCATCGGGAAAGAACAAGAAGGGTGAGCGCTGGACCCGCAAGCCGGGAATCTTCAACGCCAAGGGTGTCGCCCTGAAGAACCCCCCGAACATCTGGGGCGGCACGGAAGGGAAGGTCTCGTATGAGGTGAGCCCGTACTTCATCGCTGGTCAAGGTCAGGCAGGCATCTCGCTGCGCCTCCAGGCTGTCCAGATTCTCGAACTGGTGTCGGAAGGCTCCAAGTCGGCATCCTCGTATGGCTTCGGTGAAGAGGATGGCTACGATGAAGCTGATGAGTTCCCGGCTGCTGATGCTGAGGAAGGCACGGAAGGCACCGCTGGTGCTGCTCCCGCAGGTGACGACGAGTTCTAATGGCTCGTGCTGGATACGGTGCGCGGCACGTTCAAGCTGCGTATCGCTCTGGTTTGGAGGAGGCTGTTGCTGAACAGCTTCTCCAGGCTGGAGTGGTTGCCGCATACGAGGAAGAGAAGATTCCGTATGTGACCCCCGCTACACCCCATAAGTACACCCCGGACTTCAAGCTCCCCAACGGTATCTACATCGAGACCAAGGGCCGCTTCGAGACCGCAGACAGAAAGAAGCACCTCCTCATCAAGGCGCAGCACCCGGAGCTTGATATTCGCTTCGTGTTCACGCGCTCCAAGTCCACCATCTCCAAGACCTCGAAGACCTCCTATGCGGATTGGTGCCAGAAGTATGGGTTCCAGTACGCGGACAAGTGGATTCCAGAGGCTTGGCTAAAGGAAACCAAATGAAAGTCAAACACACCCAGAACGGCAACATCAAGCTGACGGTCACCGAAGATCAGGCTAAGGTCATCAACTGGTGCCTCACTTACGCTGCAGGAAAGAGCGAAGATGGCTACTTTGCCCGCCACGAGACCGCAGCAGCGCGCGCTATGGCTGACGAGTTGGATTCGGCGCGCCTTTTCTGATGTCCAAGCTGACCACTGAAGCCGTGGTCTACATTGTTATCCACGCTTCAAATACTAAACCACGTCAGAAAGTCAACAAGGCCTTCATCGAACGCATCCACCGCCTCAAGGGGCGCCTGTGGGTGGGCTATCACTTCATCCTGGACCGCAAAGGGAACATCGAAACGGGCCGCTCACTGGACCAAATCGGTGCCCACGCTCCGGGATTCGATAGTCAATCCATCGGCATCTGCTTGGCTGGCGGTATGGACCAGGAAGGGAACCCCGCAGACAACTTCACGAAGGACCAGCGGGAGAACCTTCTGACTCTCCTCACGTACCTCCATACGCAGTTCCCGCAGGCCATCGTAGTGGGGCATCGGGACCTCCCTAACGCCACCACCAGTTGCCCGCAGTTCGATGTCAAGCAGTTCCTTCAGGAGTCTCAGTATGTTCCTCCGCTTCAAAGCATGGCTTGATGAGCAGCTCCGCAAGCTGTTCGAAGCACCGCTAGTCCAACTGCAGTTCCACTAAGTCCTCTCTAGGCGGCCCACCTCTACATCACCCGGTATCGGGCTGGTGGGTACTAAACACATTTAAGGAGTTCCACATGAGCAAGTCAGTCAGCACCAACGTGTTCAAGAAGAAGACCGGCATCCAGAACATCCAGGCTTATCTGGAGTCGGGCCGCAGCATCACCCCGCTGGAAGCCCTGAGCAACTTCGGCATCTTCCGGCTGGCTACGGCCATCAACAGTCTCCGCAAGCGTGGCCTGCCCATCGAAACGGAGATGAAGAAGGACCCGAACGGGAAGACCTATGCGCGCTATGTGCTGGGTGCAGCAGAGGCCCCCAAGAAGGAACTGAAGGTGGGCGCTCGGGTTCGCGTGAAGAACTACAACCCCGCAATTGACGGCCGTGTAGGTGTGGTGGTGGGCATCACTGATTGCCCGCACTGGCCGATTACCACTGACCTCGATTGCGGTCGCCAAGGCTACCTCTTCGCTATCCACGAACTGGAGGGCATCTAATGACCGCCCTCCGTACCGCATTCGAAGACGCCATTGAACTCACGGTCCCCACGGACCTCAGTGTGCGCATCTGGGAGGCCCTCCTGAAGAAGCCTAAGACCACCCGTGACAACCAACGCGGCTACTCGACCGCCATCGGGTTCCGCACATACAGCCAACTGAAGAACCAAGGGGTACTGGAATGACCAACTCCCAAGCCGCATACATCTCGGAACTCGAAGACGCCATCGTTGAAGTGGAGTGGGAAGTAGAGGACCTGAAGGCATCCATCCGTGAAGCTGCGGAGGAAGGCGGGGATACGTGGATTTTCTCGCAGATGCTTGAGCACGCTGAGAAGGTCCTGAAGGAACTCCAAGAGGACCTCGATGTGGCTGAAGAGGCCTACGACCGCTGATGACTGAAGACACAGACTTCCTCGGCCACTGTCCTTGTGAGGCCTGTGGCTCGTCAGATGCCAACTCGCTTTACAGCGATGGGCACTACTACTGCCACTCATGCAGAACTTACGTTCCACCTCCCAAGGATGGAGTCCAACAACCCACCCAGCAGAGGCGCAAGGTGAGCGGAGATTTGATTTTAGATGGTGAAGTACGGGCACTGCCTAAGCGGAAGCTCAGCGAAGACACGGCAGCAAAGTTCGGATACAAGGTAGCAACCTACAAGGGCAAGACAGTTCAGGTCGCTCCGTACTTCGACGGCCAGCAGATGGTTGCTCAGAAGGTCCGCGATGCGGATAAAAACTTCGTGTTCCTCGGGGACACCAAGGCTGCGGGCCTGTTCGGTATGCAGCTTTGGCGCGATGGCGGTAAGAAGGTGGTGGTTTGTGAGGGCGAAGTGGATGCGATGACCGTATCGCAGCTACAGGGCAATCGCTGGCCGGTTGTCTCAATCCCTACCGGGGCTGGAGGTGCCAAGAAGGCGCTCCAGAAGAACCTGGAGTGGCTCGAACAGTTCGAAGAAGTTGTGCTCATGTTCGACGCAGACGAACCGGGCCAAGCAGCAGTGGCCGAATGTGTCCCGCTGTTCACCCCCGGCAAGGTTAAGGTGGCCTCCCTACCCAATGGGTTCAAGGACCCGAATGACATGCTGGTTGCTGGCCGGGGCTCCGAGGTCATCGATGCTATCTGGGGTGCGAAGACGTACAAACCGGACGGGATTGTCAGTATCGCTGACCTCCGCCCCAAGCTCTCCCGCACCATCGAGCGCGGTCTTTCGTGGCCGTGGCCTGCTCTAACCGATGCCACCTACGGTATCCGCGTGGATGAGATGTACGCGCTGGGCGCTGGCACGGGCATGGGCAAGTCGGAGATTTGGAAGGAGGTGATGGTGCATCTCGTAGAGGAACACGGCCAGAAGGTTGGCGGGGTGTTTCTCGAAGAAAGCCCGGAGCACACCGTGCGCTGCCTTGCGGGGAAACTGCGGAGCAAGCGCTTCCACGTTCCCGATGCAGGCTGGACTCAGGAGGAGTTCGAAGGCGCAGTTGATGCCCTCGATGCTTCCCAATCGGTGTTCCTGTATGACCACTTCGGTCACACCGATTTTGATACGGTAAAGGCGCGCATCCGCTACATGGTGGTCTCGATGGAATGCAAGCACATCTTCCTGGACCACATCACCGCTCTGGCTTCAGGTGCTCGGGAACTCGATGAGCGCAAGGAGCTTGAGTACATCATGACCGACCTCGCCAGCATGGTCCGCGAGCTCCACTTCACCCTCTACTTCATCTCCCACTTGAACACGCCTGAGGGCAAGCCCCATGAGGAAGGCGGGCGCGTGATGATTCGCCACTTTAAAGGCTCCCGAGCTATCGGCCAGTGGAGTTCCCTGATGCTTGGTCTCGAAAGAAACCAGCAGGAGGAGAACGAGAAGCTCCGTCACGTTTCCCTACTGCGCATCCTGAAGGACCGCTATACGGGTCAAGGGACTGGCACTGTGATTCCGCTGGGGTATGACACGGACACCGGGAGGCTGAAGCAATTGGACAGCAACCCGTTTGACGATGAGACCGCTGAGGATAAGCCGAAGTGGGATGAAGACGTACCTTTCTGAGCACCAAAGATGAAACAGAAGATTAGCCAGTGGACCGTGCGGCACCGTGAGCAAACCGTAGCGGGACCGTGGACCACCCGCGCTATGGCTACTGCCCACATTGCGAAGGCAGTCCGTGACAACCAAGCCGCGAGCGTGGACCAGTACCAGATTGTGGAAGTGGTCTACCAACTCGAAGGCTTCAACTACTACCAACCGAAACTCGATTGAACTTCACATATAGCAAGAACGGCTTGGCACTCACGAAGCAATTTGAAGGGTGCAAGCTGACCGCGTATCAAGACTCAGTAGGTGTATGGACCATCGGCTACGGCCACACAGGCACCTTCGCTGACCCCGGCAAGACCATCACGCAAGCCTTCGCTGACCAACTGCTCCTCGCAGACATCGCCAAGTTCGAAGCTGGGGTTCTCAAGTTGGTCCGCATGACCATCAACCAGAACCAGTTCGATGCCTTGGTGGACTTCGCGTTCAACCTCGGGCTGGGCAATCTGGGTAGCTCCACGCTGCTCAAGAAGCTCAACGCTGGGGACATCAAAGGGGCATCTGAAGAGTTCCTGAGATGGGATAAGGCTGGCGGGAAGGTTCTCGCTGGGCTCACCAGACGCAGGAAAGCAGAGCGGGACTTGTTCCTCGCGTGACACACAGGGCCACCTTCGGGTGGCTCTTTCCATTTACAGGGCACTCAACAGGAGGCCGATTGCGCTTCATCGCTGACATCGAATCGAATGGGTTCCTGGACAAGGTAACCACCATTCATTGCTTGGTCCTCAAGGACCTCGACACAAGACAACATCACCGCTTCAACCACCAACCGGGACACCGCAGCATCGAAGAGGGCCTCGCCCTGATGCAGCAAGCGGACCTCTTGGTGATGCACAACGGCATCTCCTTTGACTACCCGGTTATCCAGAAGCTGCACCCCGGGTTCACTCTGGATGAATCCAAGGTCCTCGATACGCTGGTCATGACCCGCCTCATCTACCCGGACCTGTGGGACATCGACACGGCCCTCTACGAGAAGGGCAAGCTCCCCGGTAATCTCCGTAAGCGCCAATCGCTGGAGGCTTGGGGGCATCGTCTGGGGCTCCATAAGGGGGACTACTCGGCTGAGATGAAGGCCAAGGGCTTGGACCCGTGGGCTGCCTGGAACATGCCGATGGAGGACTACTGCTGTGGCGACACGGATGTAACCGAGGCCCTGTTCAAGAAGCTGGAGGCGAAGAACTATTCCCAGACGGCTATCGAACTGGAGCATCAGGTGGCCTGGATCATCACCGCACAGGAGCGCCGTGGGTTCTCTTTCGACAAGGACGGGGCCGCCAAGCTGCTGGCTACGTTGGTCAAGGAGAAGCTCAAGATGGAA